TTATAAGCTTTTGTTCCTCTGGAGAGAACTCAACCATAAGTTTGTGACCGATTTTGAAATAAAGATTGATTCTGTCTATGAATGCAAGTTTGTTTACATCATAGTTTTTGACCCCAAAGAAATCAAGGTCGACATGTAATTCTTTGTATGCATCGTAGAAGATTCTTCTAAGACCAGCATATTTGTTCTTGATATGTTTTTCAATTCTGATATCTTCTAAGACATTAAGATATCCTTTGTAAGTTGCACCTTTTTCACATACTGCATCGTGCCATCCATCAGCTGGAGTAATAAGTGCATGACCAACTTCATGACCCATAAACAAGTCATATAGTTGATTAGACATTTCATCTTTTAATATAGGACAAACCAGTTTTCTAGTATCTGGTTCGAAATATGCAGTAGGAACTTTTTTATGTTCTATAATTAAATCCTCAGTTGCAAGTAATCTTGCAAGAGAATCTTTTTGTGTTCTAAGTGTTTCTGTATTCGACCTCATGTATACATTATATGAAAAAGTGTACCTATATGTCAATGGCGGTCTGTAGGAGAATCGAACTCCTCTCTCTGCCGTGACAAGGCAACATTCTCACCGATGAACTAACAGACCATTCATTAATTGTGTATTATATAGGAAGATGTACCTATGAGTCAATCTTTTCTATATTAAAATAGTTTGCCCACCATTGTCTAACTGGTTCAGAATTCACTCCTACATTGACTGAATCTGGATTAGGGTTTGCAATTAAGTCTCTCCATCCACCCTGTTTATTAGTTCCTTCTGTTCCATGAGATTGCAGTTCCATTTCTTCTGCTTGGGTTGTATACCAAATAGGTGCTGTCATTCTGTCTGAACCTGTTCCATCAACATTTGCTGGATGAACACCATGAAAGTGTTTCATACTTTCAAAGATTACACATGTTCCTGTTTCTGGTTTACATATACTTCCATCTTCAAAATATGTTTCACCACCCTCAAAGTCATCATTAAGATACAAGATAGATGCAAAATCAGTATAAGGAACTACATTGATAACATCTTCTTCGTTATCCATAAACTCTAAAGGAGTTCCTTTTCTAGCTTCCATGGGGACTTCATAAAGTGGTTTTGCCATTACATCAATATGCATTGCTTGACCCTTACCAGCAGGCCACCACATAAGTTCGGATTGTTCTGGATATGCTCTTTCTCCATAGACTTTCCAGATTTCTGATATGGCTTTGTATTGATACTCTGCCATGATTCTTTTAACTTCTAAATTACGAATACTGACCATAGGAATCCTACGACCATTGTATTGTTCAGCTGCATCATCGTGTGTAACTAGATTGAAATTAATCTTGTGATACTTTATCAGTTTCTGGCACTGTTCCTTCGTCAGGCAATTTGGGATTGTTGCGATGATGTTCTCTGGCAAATTGTATAAACTGTTCTCTTGCTCTTGCATATTGCTTTTCTCTTTTCTGTTTCTTTTTCATTGCTCTTTCTAATTTTAATCTAGAAAGATAATCTATAAACAGAATACCCTGTAAGTGGTCATACTCATGTTGAAAACATCTACATGTCATTCCACTAAATTCTAATTCTTTTAATTCTCCATGTTCATCTTGCCATCTTGCACGAATCCAACTAGGTCTGGAGATATGTGCAAAGATTCCATCACAGCCTGGTGTAAGACATCCTTCTTCCATTAATACAGTATCTTCTGATACTTCTAGTATCTCTGGATTTGCAATAAACATAGATTGTTCTTTGTTTGCACCTTTCATTACAAATACTGAATAGTCATAACCAACTTGATTTGCAGATAGTCCTACTCCACCATTATCAAACATTTCGTCTATTAATTCATTTCTTAATTCAATAGGGTCTTTTAATGGGTTATCAAAATCAAAAAACTTTGTTTTGGTTCTTAATAATGGATGGTCTTTATGTAATAGTTTCATGGTGCAATGTGTCTAAAATTGTTGTTTATATCTATCCATTCATACCAACCAGTGACAACATATTTAGTTTTACTAATTGGTGGATTCCCTCTATGGATATGTGTAAAGGCTGCAGGCCAAACTAAAAAATCACCTTTTTTTGGTGGATATCTTAATTTTTGATGCAAAAACTCTGTTTCTCCACCCTCTTCAATATCATTAAGATACAACATCCATGCAAGAACTCTTGTAGAATGACTAGGTGCATGTTCACAATGCCACAAATGATATCCTTCGCCAGGTTGAGTTTTTTGTATTTTACAATCAATTGCCATTGGTTTATCAAAGCCTGGATATTGATTCCAGTAATGTTCTAAAATATCACCATTTATATACCTTAAAAAATCATGAAATTTATCATCACCCATTATTTCATTGTCTTTACTTTGTACTGCTGGTTGTATATGATTATAGGAAGTAGAAGTATCAGCTTTTTGGTATTTATTGCCATCACCATCTTCTTGTCTTGTACCAACCTTTCCTACTGATTCACAAAACTTATAGTAATTTATAAAGTCTTCTATGTGTTGTGGTTTAAACCAATTTTGATAATGACCGATGAAATCAGTATATTCTACTTTTCGTTCTTCCATACTTCACTCCAAACCCTATCAAACTCGTTGGGGTCTTCATAATATTCATTCACATTACTCACTGGTTGTGGTATTTTTCTCGTAACTAATTTATCCATATTAACTTTTTTAGTTGTATCTAATCCTACAGTTTCAATAATAGATTGTGGATTACTAACTAGGTCTTCATATGCAATCCATCCATCTGTAACTGGTATTGAATTGATTATGTATCTTTCTATAGATTCTTTGAAGTCTTCTATGTTTTTTCTTATTACTTCAATCCTACCAACTAAAGTTTTTCTTTTGTTAAGTATATAGTCTGCTGTTGTATCATCAACTGCATGAAAGGATTTAATTCCAGCAACAAATGCTAACTCTAATGATACATACCATGCTTTAATATCTTTTCTATATAATGTAAATACTTTATACCCATACTTTTCTTTAAGTACTTCTGGTTTTACATAATCAGATTCATTCCAAATATTTGCACTAGTAAGTGGAAGCATTTTACCACTTTCAAGTAACCCAAAAAACTCGTCTGAAATTTCTTGAAAGTTACTACCAAATGGATGTTCTATACCATAATTATCTAAACTTACTCCTAGAAATGGTTCTAATGGATTTTTTATTTTTTTAAAATAAGTTGGTAACTCTGTACCATGTAATGCATTTATTATTGCACCAATGTTTGATTCTCCATCTTCTTTTGATAATACTTTTGATTGTATAAGGTTGTTTATTATTAATTGTATTGCTAAGTAAGAGCCTGTTCGGGCATGTGTATTTAATAATATCATTTACTATTCACTATTCTACTAAAGTTTTTTACTTTCTCAAATGTCATAGTGTGTCTGAACTTTTCTGTTAAAACATCACCTTTATGAGATATGATAAAAGTATTAGTATCTCCATCTAATGTATGTAATATTTTCATAAACTCGTCTGTTCCGCCCTCATCAAGTGAACTATCAAACACTTCATCTAATACTAAAAGATTTGTGTTTACAGAGTTTTTTAATTTTGCAACTGCTCTCCATGTAAACAATAATGCAAGGTCAATTCTCATCTTTTCACCTTCACTAAAGTTTGCATATGAGAATGCATCACGATATCTTGATTTGATAGATTCATTAAATTCTTCATCAAGATTAAATTGAACAAAGAAGTCCATAGATGCAAGATACTTATTAATTAACTTATTCATAATAGGTAAGTACTGTCTTATGATTTTAGTTTTGATACCACTATCCTGTAATAACAAAGCTGCAATATCATAATAAGACCTTTTATCTATGAGACTTTCTTTTTCTGTGTTATGTCCTTTGAGAACCTTTAACTCTTTATTAAGTTTATCAGATTCATCTGTTTGAGATTCAGATTTTAGTTTTTCAATCTCTGCATTTATTTTTGTGATGTATTGATTTGACGCAGATATCTCATTCTGTTTTTGTGCAACTTGTCTGTTGAGAGTGTCGACCTTACTTTGAATCTCTTGTATTTCCTCGATTCGTTTGTTGATATCTCTGACATTCTTCTCAATCTCATTGATTGCTTTATCAATCTCTGATAGTTTTCCCTCTGTTGTTGATATCTTCTCTTGTTTAAAGTCGTCTTCCATATCTCTGTGACAGGTTGGACATTCGTCATTATCCTCATAGAATTTTATCTCCGATTCACCCCTTTTCTTTGCATTTTCTAATTGTGTATGCAAATCAAGAGTCTTGGTTAGTTTTTGTTTTATTGTTTCACTATCCGAAGAATCATTCTGTAGGGACTCAACATCTTCTAATAACAAATTACATTCTTCTTGTAGATTGTCAATGTTCTGTTGAGCTGTTTCAACACTTTCATTAAAATCTTGAATCTTTTGTCTACGATTTTCACCAAGAGATTTGATGTGTTTTTTGTAGGTATCGATTCTATCTTCTGAAAGTCGGATTTCATAATCTAAATCCTTGAGTTCAGTTTTCAATCCATTCATTCTTACTTTGAGTAAGTTATTCATAATAGAAAATATATTAATATCCAAGATATCTTCTATGATACCTCTTCTATCAGTTTGATTCATTTGCATGAATGGTGTGAAAGTTGAACTACCTAAAATAACCACTTGAGTGAAAGTCTTGTAGTTGAGTTTTAGGATTTGTTTCTCAAGTTGTTCTTGATAATCCCTCATGTTTGCATCTTGATTGATAATTCTATCGTTCAAGAATATCTCAAACACATTTGGTTTTGCACCACGAACAACTCGATACTGTTTTGACCCAATTGCAAACTCAACCTCGACCACCATCCCTCTTTGGTTGACCGAGTTGATGAGTGAGTTCTTGGATATCTTACGAAAACCCTTTCCAAATAATCCGAAACATAGTGCATCTAACATTGTAGATTTACCACTACCATTCTCACCTAAGATGAGAGTAGCTTTTCTATTATCTAAAAAGATTTCTGTAAACTGGTTTCCAGTGGAAAGTAAATTTTTCCATTTAACTGATTTAAATTTTATCATGAAGCAACATCTAAGGCCTCTGTGTATAGAGACCTAATAATATTTTGTAGTTTTTCTTTGTCCTGTGATATTTCCATTGACTCTATGTGTTTTGATAATATTGTCAATGTGTCTTCTGCATCTTGAGCCATGTCTTCATCTGACATGTCACCTAGGTTGCCATGGTCTTCAACAACTTTAAAGTCTATGACATCTGCCTTTCCTAACCTTTCTATGAATAAATCAAACCAATATGGATTCTCTTTGTTGATGACAATAACTTTAGTAAACATACCTTTTAAATGTGAAAAATCCATTGCAAGTATTTCTTCTTGAGTTAATTTACTGTCATCGTAAAATATTTTTTCAAACATACGAATAGGATTTACAATCTTTTTCATTTCTCTAGTATCTGTATCAAAGATATGAAATCCTTTTGTATCTCCATAGTCTGACCAAGTAAATTCCATTTGAGAACCTAGATAGGTAATGTTATCCATAGTTGAACCAGTATGAAAGTGACCACTGTATACATGTTCGAATCGTTTAAAAGTTTCTTTTGATGTTCCATGTGAAGAATAATAGCCAGGCATCATGATTGCACCTTCTATTTCTAAATGACCCATTGCAATTTGACCATCGGTAAATTGTAAATGTTCCATAGTATCTTCTAAATTGTTTTTATGTATCCAAGGAATCAAACAAATTTTTAATCCATCATAATCTTTTGTAATAGTATCTTTATAGATTGTAATGTTGTCATACTTTAATAATGCATCACATGAGTTTACTTCACTAGTGTTCTTGTAATATAAATCATGATTACCTAATGTTAAATCCATAGTCATATCATTCTTTAGAAGATGTTCTATAAAGTGTTCTTTGTTTCTTTGTAAAGATAGGAAGTTAATACCAGTTCGTTTATCGAAGTAGTCTCCTAAGTGGACGATGTGTTTGATATCATTTTCAATACAATAAGGAAAGAAGACTTCTTCATAAAATCTTCTCATGTATTCGTGAAAATGTATACTATCGTTTCTGACACCCGCATGAGTGTCATTTAATACTGCAAATTTCATATTAGTTTGTCATTAGGTCTATGACCCAAAAATTAAATAGCATAAAACCCATTGCACCAAATTGTATTAGACTTGCAATGATTACAAACATCAATGCTCTGTCACCCCACCATTTACCTTCTGTTTCATGCCATTCCTTAACTTGTTCTGGAGTTGCATTTTCAGGCACCCAACGAATACCTTGTTGTTGTGCAGTTTTTAGGTCTGGTGTTGTGAAGTCTAATTTCATTTGTTTAGGGTCGTCAAGATTAGGTTCTTCTGTTGGTCTTTTCCAAGCGTCTGTCATTTTTTCTTGGTTGAATTAAAATATTTTTCTACACCCACTGGTCTACTATCATCGGTTTTTTTCTTTTTACCTCTGGGTTTATAGTTAGGTTCTTCTAAATTGTTTTGTAAGAAGTCTACATATGAATTATCGTAACCAGTAGTTTCACCATCTATAGTTGCTACTGCATCATCAATAATACCACTATTCATAATTGCTTTATGTTTAATAGCAGCTTGTTTCTTTTCTTTTTGTATTCTTCTTAAGAATGCATAGTATATAATCTGAGTTATATATGCAAATGCATTTTGAGATTTTTCTGGATTAAAATTGTTTATATATTGTAAACAATTCTCAATACCATCACATATCATTTCATCCCTGTAGGAGTAGTTAATGAAGTTTGGTTTAGTTGATAATCTTGTTGCAATCTTATAGATACATTCACCTATGTATTCTGATACTCTTGGTGGTTCTTTACCATCTTTGATTGCTTGTTTTACTGCATAGTTATGTTCTGATATTGCAGCGGTAAACTCTTTATTATTTACATAATGTTCTGGTTTTGCTTTACTCATATATCTATTATCTCATCATATTGTTATTTGTCAAGTATAAGCTTTTGCCTTGACAGATTTAAAATCACATGTTACCCTAGATATGTACCTTGGAAAGGATGGATATAGCTAATTAGTGCAATATCTTTTTATCCTCTTTAGTAATCATATCTAAGTCCATTTCCTCTTCTAAGAATATCTCTTCTTCTGGTGAAAGCATTTTATCTTTCATTTCAGATGCAAATCTTTCTAGTAAATCCTGTCCTGTGGTCAATTCCTGTTTAGGAGACATAACATTTAAACCGATTTCGTCTCTGAGATGAATCCAGTCTTTACATGCTTTATCATAGAATTGAATGAATTTGTCGTCAATTGTTGTCGTATATACAACCTCATTAGCTGCAATAACAACTCTATTATCCTTTGTAAATGGAACAAGAGGAGACAATTTTATAACTGTTCCCTTTCCTACCATTGATGGTGTAAGTGCAATATTACATGGAAGAGTCATTTCTACTGTTCCATTAGTATCGTTAACCACTGTCATTGCAACAATGTCTTCACCATTTCTTAATTTTAGATATCTGTATTGACTCAAAACTTTACCTCATGTATTGTATATTTGAATTTTTCTTTACTATAGGTATTTATTCTTTCTTTAAAGTGCCTTAAAGTATAATTATCTCTATTCTTATAACTTAAATCGTCTGCAATATCAAAAAGAGTTGCATTAAATTTATCTTTACTTGTTCTTAATACTCTACCAATTGATTGTAATACACGAATTTTTGATTTACTTGGGCTTGCAAATACAATATTGTGTAGGTTCTTAATATTTATACCTGTAGAAAAAGTACCATATGATGCAATAATAACACATCCATTTTCTTTTTCCATTAACTCTCTTACATGTTCTCTGTTCTTAGTATCAGTTCCACCATAGATAAAGAATGATTTGATACCTGCTTTTTGGAATGCATCAAATATCTTTCTACCATGTTTATCTACATATTGAAATAAAATCAAAGTATTACCTTTTTTATCTAGAGTCAAGTTTTTTATAAATTGTGTTCGTCTCTCATTGTCTGCAAGAAACTCCATTTCTCTAGGGTAATCCATTTGCACTACTTCTTTGGATACTTCTGGTGGATATTTAAGAACTAAACATTGTATATCTAACTCTGCAAGAATACCTTCATTCATAAGTTCTGCACTAGTAGTTACATAATGAGTAGGGCCGAATAATCCTTCTAATACAAGTTTATGGGTCTGAGTATCATCTAGTGTTCCAGTTAGTCCCCATCGATGTCCTATATCTTTCATTTTTTCTATAATACCTGTAAGTGTTTTTGCTTTGAATAAATGTGCTTCATCACCAAATACTGCACCGAATTGGTCGTAAAAAGATTTTGGCATAGTAGATAATGTTTGCCATGTGGTTACAACTATATCTGTAGTTCCTTTCTTATCACCACCATACATCTTATCAATAGGTTTATCGTATCCATAATCTGCAAAGTCTTTTGACATTTGTTCTACTAATGATGTGGTAGGAACAACGACTAATACTTTTTTCTTATGCATTGCAATAAAATGTCTTGCAATACAATATATAATTGCAGATTTACCACTTGCAGTTGGAGATACTAATAATTGTCTTCTAAATTTTATACCACGAGATATTGCTTCTACTTGATAATCTCTCAATGCAAATCCCATATTTAAATTATCAGTAAAGTCTGGAACTTCTAAATCAGTTTCCCATTGATACCCATCTATATTATATTCTCTATCTTTTGCAAACTGTTCTACTGCATAGTATAATCCAGTATAAATTTTACCAGTTGTTTGTGCAAACAATCGAATGTTTCCATCCCAATATTTGTTGCGAACAGATGGCATAAACTTTGCGCCAGGAACTGGGAAAGTGAAGTAGTCTGATAATTCTCTTTTAATAGATTCTTCTGCTTCTATTTTTATATGAGTATTATTGACTTTGGTTATCTGAATGT